AGCCCTCCGTAGATCCTGCCCTTGTGTTCTGCTCTGCCGATGCTCTCTCTGATGTTCCTGAATAGTCCTGAAGCTCCATCGATGAACTCAGCAAGGTACTCCTGCCTGAAGATGTGATCCGGTACCGTTGTACGGATGCTGTCGATCTCTCTGCTGTCGATCATGGGATTGTCATAGCTGGTGAACTTGAAATACCTGTAGCGATCATCCTGATGCCTGAGCAGCGATAGCCTGTACATCATTCGCTTACCTTTCGGTGTTGAGATGAACACTACCTTTTTACCCTTGACCAGTACCGTAGGCTGGAGGATCTCCTCCCAGATGTTAGCCTTCATGAAGTCGAACTCATCGCATACCAGATAATCAAAGGTATTACCTCTGATATTATCAGGCCTCTCCGCTGAAAAGAATGTGATAGTGGAATCGAAGCCTCTTATGATCAGCTACGCTTTGATTGCTTGTAGATCGGTGATACCCAGCCTATGTTTGATCCCTTGTCATTGATGGCCCAGTACAGATTCTGATTGATGCAGAGTAACGTCTTGCCCCATTGTCTGCCTATGCAGAGAACATAATACTTTGCATCCTCTGAATTGATGCTGTTGTGTATCTCCCTTTGCTTATGATGTGGTTTGTATCCCTTGACTACTTTCATTCAAAATCAAACCTATCAACATTCACTTGTGCTTCAATCTCCTGTTTCGGTTGACCATATACCCTGCTCAGTAAGGTCTCAAGTGAATATAGCGTTCCTTTCTCAAGTGATTTTCGCATAGCATTTGCCACAGTCTTTTCAAGGATTGTAGCCTTTGGGTTTTCCCAAACTTCCTTCAGCTCATCCAAAGTCATAGCCATCATTGCCTGAATAGTATCATTAATCTCTGACTTCTTATATCCCATTTCAGTAAGTTGAGAAACATACTTTCGAGGTCTACCTTTAGGATTTCCTGACTGTCCTTTCTCCCACTTATGAGGTTCTATGTCTTTTGCTGCCATTGTGCTGTAATTGTGCTGTTAATTAGAGCGGTTGGGTTGGATTCGCACCACCTACCTTTTCACTGGAATGTGAACTGTTCAACTCATGAACTTCAACCGCTTGTTTTGGATATGGTCTACTTAAAGACTTACACAAAGATATTAAACTTTTGTCAAGTGGATAAATATATTTTATTTTACCTTTTGTAACAAACTCAAACGCATCTTTATCATAGTATTTTTGTATAAATTGTTTTCGTGTTAATCCATTTAATCCGCCTTTTTGTTTAACCCAATCGCTAATAATTCGACCATGGTATCTTTTGCCTTTAATAATCCAACTACTATCTGTTTTATTTTGCATTGAAATACCTGTAAAATACCAGTTAGTTGCTTGGTAAATTATACCGTTATGCTTTTGGTCTTTATCTGCATAACTAATTATTAATTTACACAAAGGAGAATATTTTTTAATTAATTTTAAAGATAATGACAATGCTTTACTTGTTGATTCTTGTTTACCATTTAAAGCCATTCTAACCAATTCTAAAACTTGACCTTGAGTTAAATCATAATTAATAGCTAAATTATTATTTGCGCCCGTACCGTATAAAATAACACCACACCATTCATTTTTTTTATTAAATACTGAAAAGCCAACAGTATTTACTGGAACTGCCTTTGCATAATGAAAATTTAAGCACGCATATTTAATAGCCTTATAAGACGCCTTTTCTAATCTCATATCTCACCTGCACTTACTGAGTAAAATGCTCCGTTATATTTTCTATCTATTAATTCTTGAATGTCGTTTTCGGCTTCTTGTAATTGTTCAACCGTCTTAAAAGTTATTTTCATTGAAGCGGGTTTATTCTTTTCTTCGCCTATTAGTTCATCTAAACTTGGTTCGTCCATTATAATCGGTAAATCTAAACCCCAATCATCTAACTTTTCAGCGTCCCATTCAGATGTAAGCTGATCCCAATCCCATTCGCCAAACCCAACATTATCTTTAATCAAGAACTCAGCTTTCTGTTCTTCAGTCCAATCATCCGCAAGGATAATAGGAAGTTCTTTCAATCCAACCTCTTTAGATGCTTTTAAACGCATATTACCTCCGAGTACTACATACTTACCATCTGTATCTGTAAAACATACTAAAGGCCTTTTCTCAAGCATCTGAGGGAAGTCCTGAATAGACTTTACCAGCTTTTGAAACTTATCATCCCGGATCGTTCTCGGGTTCTTTGGGTTAGGTTTAATCTGTGAGATCTTTACTATCATATCAAATCAGTTTACCAACCTTTCCAAGTTCATTGACAACAAAGGAACTACTATCATAATGGTTCTTCAGCTTGAGCTTCAGGACCATTGCCACCTTCGCCTTATTCGATCCTGTAGCGGTATTCCGAGCAGTTCTGCCTTGTGCTTCATTAGCGTTTTCCCCTGCCGGGCTGATACAATGTACAGAACATGACCTTGATTCCGTAGCTTGAGAGCGAGATCCATTCCTTTCTTCAAGGTCAGCACGCCATCATAATCGAATGAGATATGCCTGATAGGCTCAAACTGCTCCCACTTGTAACTGCATACAGCGTACCGTTGATCTTCATCTGGATAGGTATCAACGCTTTCGCTGTCACCCATGCAGCGATCAATCCACTCCTCCTTCGTTTCGTTCTTCTTTGGTGTTGGCATCTTGTCCAAATACTTGTATTAAATATCTCTTCGTTGCTTTACCGAATTCAGTCTTTTCCATCTTGCGCCTGAACTCACGGTTCCTCTTCATCTCCATAATGTAAGAGTATCCAATCGTTGCAAAGAACTCTTTTCGGGGATCTTTTTTATTAGATCCTTCCTCTGGTGTGTTATTTTCCTGCATTGAGTACCTCTATTAGTTTTGCTTTTGTAGCTGTAGATGGTGCCGATAAACCTCGTTTCTTCACCTGCTCCCACAGCTCAGCCTTTGTGAGATCATTCCATTCGTCAACCTGTACGGTTATGACCTTCGCTGGCTCTTCAATGATCTCAGGCTCCTTGATAGTCTGTAGGTAATTGTAGCAGATGTGGACCGCTGGAGGGATACATCCGTTGCAACCTTTCGACATTACTCTGCCCTTGCCTGTAGCGAGCAGCGTTACCTCATGGTAAACGATAGCGAGATCATTGAGCTGTGCGCCCTTGAAGTCTATGGCCTTGATCTCTATCTTTGGCTTGATGCGATCAAGAGCTTGCTGTGCTGTTTGTGATAGTTTCATGATTCCAGTTTATCAATTAGTATAGCTATTAGATACGCTGTGGCAGCTGTTGCCGGTTCCAGCGATATGATCAATGTGAACCACCATGTAAGGCATGGAGGACAGTCGATCAGCTTGATATATTCCGTTGGATCAAGGCCAACGAACTTTTTGAGCCTGAATGAGAGATTCACCTCATGTGTCAGGATGAAAATAATGAACCAGCCTACGATGACCAGCTCAGGAGTTATAGTGAAGATATCTGCTGCGAACCTCATTTTCTACGAAATTAACGATTTTTGATAATGTTTTCGGAGTTACCCCTATTTTTTTACTGAGCCTCACTATATTAGATACCAATCTGACCTCCTTGTATATCCTCACCTCATGCTCAAAGCCTTCCATCTCCATCTCAAGGAGTATCTTGTGGAGCAGGAAGCTGTCGTACTTTGAATGCTGCTGGATCTCATCTGCCACTTGCACATCTATCTCATTGTCCTGAATAGTGTACATCTTGTTAAATGTGCTTTTTTTATTGATGTAGGCATTCAGCATTGATCTGTAAATGTAGCTGTCAGGATTCTGTATGTTACCGGGAAGCTCACAGTAAACATGATGAAATAGATCCCGATACAATGCCCCTGCTATGGAATAGGCATAGCGATAGTATTTCTGTATCTGATCATCGGTCAGGTGCATCTCCTCAATCTGTATATCTCATCTGCCAGCTCTCCCTGCCTATCGCATTTATTGACCAGCTGCCCGTGTATAGTTTGATGCACAGGAACATCCTGATACTTGATGAACCCTTTGTTGTGTGCCAGGTGCATGATGCGCTTGCCTTGCTTCGCTGCCTCGAGTGAGAATACAAGATCCGACATCTTGAGATCCGCAGAGCGATGAATGCCTGCCGGGTTGAAGTAGTCCGTTCTGAATGCTGTCACTCCGGTACCGCACACATCGAGCTGGATATTCCTGATGACCGTATCCATACAGCGGAATGATTTATGATCCCTGTAATAATTCAGCCCTTCGCCCTTGAGGATCCTGCCATGATAGGTAACGATGCAGTTGTATTTCTCAATAGCTTCAATGGTTCTCTCGATGTACGTTGGATGGTAGATCAGATCATCATCAACGGTGAAGTAGTACACAGGCTCCTTGTAGATGATCAGTCCAAAGAACTTGCCATTGTCTGTGAGATCAGTCTGCTCGATAGCATTGTCATAGATGATCATATCGTATGGCTTCACCGTTTGATTCTCCAGCGATCTCACAGTCTGCTCAAGGAATTTCTCCCTGCCCTGCATGGTTGCCATACCTATGATCACTTTCATCTGCTTATCAATGGATTTTTATTCCGTTCATCCGGATGCATTACGCTGGGATGATCTCCATGATATGCCAGCGATCTCTTTGGTGTGAGCATTAACA